ACTTCAAACATTTGAGGGAAATGAAAAAAGAAAACAAAAAACCTATGGATAGAATAAAAACTAAAACTTCCACAGGTCAAGATGCAGAAGCCGCTAAAAGAACGGAAGAAAACGAATCAGAATTACTGGCACAATTTAGGGCTAGAAATGCAAAAACAAGAGGTGAAAGAAAATGAGTGAAGAAAATAATGAAATGTTACTACTAATGAAAGAACTAGTTGATAGAGTTAAATCTCTAGAACAACAAGTATACAATAAAGACAATGTATTGATGAAAGCCGGGTTAGTTGTACATAATACTCCAACTCCTTCTATCAGTAATAATAGCATTGCGCCAACAGGAGATACTATTGGCAAAATGTCGTGGGATGATATTCACAAAATGGTGGAGAATGCAGGGTGATTAAGATGCCAGTAAAAGTAACGAAAGAAGAAAAATTAGTAGAATTAGCAATAGAGAAAGCAAAGCAAGTCATACAAGAAGCAAAACATCTTGGTACTTTACCATTAGATGAAGATGTGATGGGAGAAGAAGTTAAGTTAACTAGACCTAAGAAAACTCCTGAAAAACCATCTCTTCCAAAAACAAGTAACATAGATGGAGACGCAGACTTATTGAATGAAGGCTGAAGTGGGATGAAATATGTCTACTTCGGGAATAGCATTTGAGAAGGATACTAAAGCCCTTACTAAAAGAGTTTTAGATTTTTTTGAAAGGGTACGTTATTCCTATTTATCTGCTAAAGAAAATCCAAAAGAGTATGGCAGTAAATGGAAAACAATGGTCAAATCTATTAGAGATAATTTTGATGGACTGAGTGAATTTTCTAGAGAACTCAAAAAATATTTAGATGAAAAGATTTTATTTGATGACCAAGCCATAGATGCTAAATCTACTACGGCAAAAAAAATATACGAAGCAATAAAAACTATGCGTTTTGAATCAAATGAAATTAGTGACCCGTTTTCTAAACAATTAGGAGATAAAGTACTTAGTGTATTATTGAATGATGAAGCAGTGTTTGCTTCCTTTATTCATTATGCTATGAGAAGTCACAGTTCTGCTTTACCAAAAAAAGCATGGGAGGAGTCAGAATTAAAACCTGATGAAATCACTGATGGTGCTAATGGATTAGATATATCACCCAAAGATATTCCATTGTATATTATAGAACATTATGGAGACGATAAAGATAGTAAGCGAGTTAAGGGTAAGTTTGGAAATGCAATGAAACTATTAGAGCAAGTATATCAAAGTCAATATTCAGAGGAAAAGTGGGAAAACTTAGAAGATTTAGATATTGCTAAATCTGAAGATGAAAAACAAGATATCGATTTTTTAATACCCAATAAACCAATGTATAGAATTTTTGATTTAGATGATATGAAAGCAATAAAAGGACTTAGTGGAGAATATGTTGTACAAGAAAAGTATGACGGTATGCGAATACAAATTCATAAATTTGAAAATAAAGTAACTATTTATTCTTACAATAAAAAAGACATAACTGATAAATGTCCTGAACAAGTTGAAAAAATGGAAAAGAAAGCGTTCGGAGATTGTATCCTTGATGCTGAACTACTATTGTTTAAGGGTGAAGAATCCCTACACAGAGCAGATGTTATTACTCATATATTCAAGAAGAAATTAGAAGGTGCAACTCTTAGAGCGCACGCTTTTGATGTGATGAAACACGAAGGTAAAGACTTAACAGACGAAACTCTGAAAGAAAGAATAAATATTATGCTTTACCAATATGCTCAACATTCATCAGATGCTCTAGCATTCCCTTCTAAGAAAGATACTAGAATTGCTGACTCTATGGAGGAAGTAGGAGAATATGCTAAAAAAATTATGGAAATGCCTACGGCAGAAGGAGTAGTCATAAAAGATATCGAATCAACATATTACATTGGTAAGAAGAAAAATCCTAAATGGATTAAATGGAAAAATTATGTTGATTTAGATGTTATGGTTTTAGATGATAAAAAAACCAAAAGTGGCCTACATTCTTACACTATGGGAGTCGGACCATTAACAGCAGAAGATACTAGAAATAATAAAACAATAGAATTAGACGGTAAAGATTACTTACCAGTTGGTAAGGCTCTTAACACTAAAATACATGTTGATGTTGGTACAATTATTAGAGTTAAAGTCGATGAAGTAACTAAGAAGAAAGATGGATTTAGTTTGTATTCAGCCAAATTAATAGAATTACCTGAAGTAGATGCTCCGGATAAATTAGAAACATTAGAACAATTATCTACTAAAACAAAGAAATCTATAACCAGTGGAACTTTCCCAACGTTTAATCCTAAAGATATTATTAATCCACTATCTATAATTGCTGAAATGCAACGTAAAGATAGAAAGAAACTTAAAAAATATATTGTTACTGATTATGTTCATGGAGAAGCAGAAATTATTTGTAAACATGACGTTGAAGGATTTACTTTATATGGATTTAAAGGAGATGAATTGATGCAAAAAAATGCAGTCGCTTCCATGGATGAATTAATGGGGCAGTTAGAAAAATTTATGAAATCTGATAAAACTAAATTGCGTGCAGGAATTATAGAAATAATTAGAGATAATAATAATTCTATGAAATTTAGTGACATTGAAGATAAAGTAAAATTACATTTACAGCAAGAATATAATCAAGTATATGATGGAAAATCTAGAAAACTATTAGAATATTTAAGAAGTCAAGATGCATTTGATGGAGTAAATGAATTTTCTGTTAAACCTGAATATATTGAAAAAGTGTCTGAAGAGCCTAATATGGGTTCTTTTGAAATACGACAAAGAGAAGACGGTAATATAGATTTCATAATTGAGCGTGGTAATGTTAGGCAGTCTTGGTTAATTGATATAGATGAACCTACTGATATTTATGATTTATTTGGCAAATCTAAAAAGTTTCCAGCAATAATAAATGCTAATGTTAGAAACAGTACAAAAGTATTAGATTCCGGAGAATTAGAATTTGGAGTACAGAAAGACGGATATCACGAATATAGATTAGATGGAAAGAAATTTCAAACTAGAATACATTTCCGAGTTGTTCCTTTAGATGAAAAACAAACTTGGGTAGCGTGGACAGGGACAAAACAAAAAATGCTAGATAAGGACTCTAAAGACAATCTTTGGCAACTTTCTGAAGATAAGTACAGCGATTTAGAATTACCTAAGTAAATCGCCTACTTAATATAGAAAGAAAAACAGGACAACTGATTATGCTAGCAATGGAATCCCCTTTGATGAAGGCGAATGATTCCCATGAGTTTAGTATTCTTAAGTCAGAAAACCTAGTTATTGGTGGGTATGCTTCTATTGAAATAGTTGACAAACAAAATGACTTAATCACATTAGAAGCATTAGAGAAAGCAGTAACTGGATTTATGAAAGATTCATCATTTAGAAATGTAATGTCTAATCATTCTAATGTACAAGTTGGTGAAGTAGTAGAACAGTACCGAGATAATAGTGGTGTTTTACATAAGACTGGAGTAGACAACGTTGGGTTTTACGTTGTTATTAAAATGAGAGACGATATAGAAAAAGCCAAAGAAATCTCTAGAGGAATTCGAAAAGGAACTCTACGTTCATTTAGTATTGGTGGACAAGCCATATCTAAAAAAGAAAGAAAATCTGATGAGTACGGAGAGTATAATGAAATTGATAGTTTGGAACTACATGAAGTAACTATCTGTGAAAAAGGGATTAATCCCGAAGCAAAATTCGACATATTGAAACACGAAAAAGGAGGTAACAACATGACGGAAAAATTGGAAAAAGCATTGGAAGAATTGAATGGTTTACTTAAAGAAGTACAATCAGTCACAACAGAAGATGTGTCTAAAGAAATGTATAAGGATGAAGAAGAAATGAAAGAAGATGAAGAAACGATGAAAGAAGAAGAAGAAATGGTAGAAACTATGGACGCTGAAATGGAAGAGAAGGCTCTTGATGAAGATTCAACAAGAGACTACGAGGCTGGTACTGAGGTAGTTAGCGGTGGAAGACCCACTACTGCACCTAAAGAATTAGGCCCAATTGGTAAGGGATTAGCCCCTACTGATTTCTCAACATTAGACCTATCAACAGAAAATGTTGAAAAGGCATATGAGCAGTTCAGAGCAGAGCAGATGGAGAAACTTGCGTATGATAATTTATCAAAGCAGTTCGAGGCTCGTTTTGTCGCAGAGATGGATATGAAGAAATCTGCTGCTGATAGAGCAGAGTACGATGCTCATGCTGAAGTTACAGCACTCAAAGAAGAGTTTGCTGTACTACGTAAATCTCTAACAGAGAAAGACAATGAGATAATGAAAGCACAGGAAGTTGCAATGTCACTTCCTGAAGGATTCCCAACAACTGCTAGTGCGGTCGCTGAGATGTCATGGGGAGACATACACAACCTCGCAAGGAGAGTGAAGTAAAATGAGTGGATATATTAACACAATGAAAGATTTAGAAGCAGCAACTTACGGTTACGCTGGCGCATCGGGTAATGCCCTATTGAAGAGTGCTGGTGTTGTTGGAGGTTTCGGAACACCACACGACAGTACGCAGGGATTCACTGCTGCTAGTGGATTAGGTGACCTATACAATGTTCTTTACGGACAAAAAGTATGGTCAATGTTAAATCAAGAAGTTAACGCACTTGCTATGCTTGCAAAAAGACCATACACATCTAGTGGATGGAGAGTTTTGAAAGACAGAGCAGAGGGTGGTTCAGGAAGCAGTATTGCAATAGGAACAGGAGCGCAAGGCGCAGCCGCACCTAGAGCAGACAGACTTGGTGGAGTTGCAGAAAACGCAACACTTGGAACAGGAAATGATATTCCTCCAATTGCACCACAGTATGCTAAACTATATGTTAGCCCTAAAACAGTTGCACATCTATTCGAGTTCTCAGAACTTGGTATGGAACTTGCTGCAATC